CCGCCCGTGAACTCGAGGACATCGTTGGCAAGATGCTCGGTGAGGGCGTTCCAGCGGGCGTGGTGAGCCGCGTCTTCGAGCTGGACATCGAACTGGTGAAGGACGAGCAGAAGAAGGTCCGGGTCAGGAAGTACGGCACCGAGGATCTGAACGACTACCTGGAGCAGATGCAGTGGGACGCCATCGAAGTGGCGAGAACGATACTTGCGAACGGCTCCCCATCCGAGCAGTCCCGCTATGTCTCTGCCATCCTGGGCAAGCAGATGACCGCAGCAGCCAAGCGGGCTCCGCAGGGCGAGCGTGACCAGATGGATAACGTGATGGAGATGTTCAAGCACATGCGGGGGGGATGATGAGGCCACGACTGCTGGATCTCTTCTGCGGTGCGGGCGGTGCGGCGATGGGCTACCACCGTGCCGGGTTCGACGTGGTGGGTGTGGACATCGAGCCGCAAAAGAACTACCCGTTCGAGTTCGTGCATGGAGATGCTATCGACCTCCTGGCAACGGATGAGTGGAAGTGCTGGGGCGGTCCCAACGGCTTCGACGCCATCCACGCCAGCCCGCCGTGCAAGCATTTCACCAAGACGGGATGGGCTGACCACTTCGGCTACCGGGACAACCACGATGACCTGCTGACGCCGTGCCGTGACCTGTTGAATGCTACTGGGTTGCCGTGGGTGATCGAGAACGTTCCAGGCGCTCCGATGCGAGTGGATGTGCAACTGTGCGGGTCGATGTTCGGGCTGAACGTGCGCCGGCATCGCTGGTTCGAGTTCTCCGAGCTGCCCCAGTTCCAACTGATGCCGCCGTGCGTCCACCCGAAGCACGTCGTCACTCCCCTGGGCAATCCCAACGCCGCTCGAGGGTCACGCAAGGAATGGGCCGTGGCGATGGGCATTGATTGGATGACCGCACCGGAGCTATCCCAGGCCATCCCACCCGCCTACACCGAGTACATAGGCACCCAGCTCCTGCAACACATCGGAGTGGTCGATGCCCAACCTTGAACTGTGGCCCCTTCTTGAGCAACTGACCTTCAAGACCAAGACCGGCAAGATGATCAAGTTCGACCGCAATGATCCCTTCGCCTGGGCACAGCGGCAGTTCGTGGCCGAGGTGGAGCGTCAGTACAACGCCGAGTTGCCGGTGCGGATCATCGTGCTCAAGGGCCGGCAGATCGGCATATCCACGGTCACCGAGGCGATCCTGTTCCTGTGGTGCTTCCTCCATCCCGGCACCAACGCCTTCGTGATGAGCAAGGACCAGGACAGTTCGGAGTACCTGTTCGGGATGACCAAGCGGTTCTGGGAGACATCTCCGTTCGCCGGCCCGTTCGATACCAAGTACAACCGGCAGGGCTACCTCGAATGGAAGCACCCGCTCGGTTCGTCGTTCACCACCTCCACCGCAGGCAAGGACGATCCCGGTCGAGGCATGACCATTCAGGCTGCCCACCTCTCCGAGTGCGCTTTCTGGGAGGACGCCGACGACATCGCAGGGGCGTTGGGCGAGGCTATCCCCGACGACTTCGGGACCATCCAGGTGCTCGAGTCCACCGCACAGGGCGTGGGCGGGTACTTCCACGACGAGTGGATGAAGGCCATCGACCCCTCCGGGCAGAAGTCGGCCTTCCACCCGTTCTTCTTCCCGTGGTGGAAACACGAGGAATACGAGCGGGCCGACACCCATCTCAAGTACAGCCACCTGGACGACGACGAGCGGGAGATGCTGGACATCTACCCCGAGATCACCCTGCCCAAACTGGCCTGGCGGCGAAGGAAGCTCACCGGCTACAACAACCCGGAGACCTTCAAGGAGGAATACCCGAACAGCATGGAAGAGGCGTTCCTGTCCACCGGCTCGAATGTCTTCCCACTGGCCAAGTTGGCCAAGATGTACCAACCGGAGGTTGACCATGAACAGGGCTATCTCTTCAACGACGGCGGACGACTCGCCTTCATGCCCACCGAAGAAGGCCACCTCTTCGTATACCAGCATCCCGATGCACGTGGACGGAGGCGGTACGTGGTGGCTTGTGATCCCACCTGGACTGTCGAAGGTGACCCCGCTTGTATCCAGGTGATTGATCGGGCGAGCATGGAACAGGTTGCGGTATGGCATGGAAAGGCTGACCCGACCACCATCGGGGAGATAAGCCTGGCCATGGCCTTCTACTACGGGCCGGAGACCATCCTGAATACCGAGGTGCAGGGAGGCGGGAAGGTTGTTCTCGCCGTGTGGCGGGAGGCGAACTATCCCCATATCTGGATGGACCGCCGTCCCGACCGTCCCAGAGTGCTGATGCAGGCATACGGGTGGAACTCCACCTACGAGACCAAGAAGCAGATGCTCGGCACCATGCAAGGGATCATCCACCGCCAGCAGGCCACCATCCACCATCCGGCCACCTACTACGAGATGACCCGGTACGTGACCAACGAGGACGGCACTTACGGCCCATCCCGCAGGTCAGGGCACGATGACACCGTGATCAGCCTCGGGATCGGGTGGATGACCGTGGTCACCGAGGGGGCCAATCTGGACTACGCCTCGATGGCCGGCCCCAACCCGCCCTACATCCCAGGCGTCACTCCACCGAGGATCGCAGGCGAGGGTCAAGTACCCACGCTCATCGGGGCGAGTCGTTTCGGGAGTCGGATACCGGCAGATGATATGACAATAGGCGTGGAATCCTGGTATTGAGATGAGACCGCAGACATTCCATAACGTGATGAGCAGGGTTGATGTGCGTCCTGGCGAGTGCTGGACGTGGACCGGGCCTCCGATGGCGCACGGATATGGACAGGTAACCGTGTTACAGGAACACCGCACGATCCATACCTATGTGTACGAGACCTTGGTGGGTCCGATACCGAAGGGGATGCATCTAGGCCATATCTGCCATGATGAGGACAAAGAGTGCTCAGGAGGACCATGTATCCATCGGTTATGTGTGAACATTGGGCATCTGAAGATCCAGACTCCAAACGAAAACAAGAAAGCTGGCCGAGGTAATCCGTTGAAGAATCTCACACATTGTAAGCGGGGCCATCCATTCGATGATGAGAATACGCAGTGGACTCGCAAAGGCTATCGGCGTTGTCGAGCTTGTAGAAGGGTGAACGGCTGATGAAATGGTTCTCCTATCACTGCCGCCACTGCGGGGACTTCGATGTCGACGGGGTGGCCGAGGACTCCATCTCCTGTAGGTGCGGGCGCACGGCCAAGCGCAAGTACCAGATCGGGGTGATCGCCTCATCGCTCAAGCATTCCGGCAGGTGGGACCCGGTGGTCGGGGCATACGTGGAGAACGACGGGCAGTTCAAGTCCCTTCTCCACAAGGGACAGGACGAGCAGGCCGAGAAGTTGAACATGGACGTGAAGCTGGCCACGATCGACGCACGGGACTCGGAAGGAATCTCCGAACTCCACGGCTGGGACCATGATCAGCGGCAGGCCGATATTGAGAGGTCGCCCAAGTGACCGCATCCGGCACACTCATCCAGATCTCCCAGCCGCCTTCGTATAACGAGCAGGAGTTCATCGGTCGTCTGCGGGATGTCTACCAGCAGGCCAAGGAGACCAAGGGGGCGATGCTCAACGAGTGGAAGCGTAACTACCGGGTGACCATGAACCGGGCCGCTCCCGCAGTGCCGGCCGCTCCTGGGACCAGGGCCAACGAGGTGTTCCCGACCGTCGACTCCCGCATCGGGTGGATGACCGACCAGGAGATCCAGTTCTCGATCACGCCCGCATGTGACCCGTTCTCGATGTACTCGATGGTGTCTGAGACCCTGGGCGAGCAGTTGGAGTCGGTGATGAACTCCACCATGAAGTCCGATGGCTGGGACGGCGAGATCACCAAGATGCTCTGGGACGCGGCCATGTACGGGGCCGGATTCCTCAAGTGCGTCTGGGACGCCGGGCTCACCGATGGCATGGGGAACGTTTCGCTGAAGAACACCTCGCCGTGGTGCCTGTACGTCGACCCCTACGCCACCGACTTGGAGGATGCCCAGTACATCATCGAAGTCCACACCATGTCAGGAGCCGAGATAGAGCGCAGGTTCCCCGACACCACCCGGCAGATGATCGACGATGCCACCCTGACCGGGGACACCGACAGGGACCACCTGCCTCCGAGCCAAGTGACCAACCGCCAGAAGCAGGCCGGCCAGCTTATCCCCATAGATGCAGGTCAGGGCGCTACGACCTGGGGAGCACCGGGGGGGGCCAAGCAGCACACCGCATCACGACAGGAAGGGGTGAACGTCTATGAGTTCTGGCTTCGGGAGAACTACGAGGAAGAGGTGGAACAAGGAGATCCCAGCCTGGGCGACGAGCCTCGCAAGGTCATCGTCGATCAGTGGAGGGTGGTTGTCATGTCGGGCAACCGCATCCTGCTCGACGAGCTTGCCGAGAATCTATTCCATACAAATCGGCATCCCTACGTGCGCTACGTGGATGTGGAGACCGGAGAGTTCTGGGGATCGCCAATCCTGAGGGACCTCGCCCCCTGCCAGCAGGCCATGAACACCCTTCTGGCCATGGGGCAGAACAACATCATCTACACCGGCAACCCGGTCCTGATCGGGACCAAGGGATCGGGGGCGGACAGGACGACCTGGATGAACAAGCCGGGTCAGATCTACGACGTGAACGGCGGGCCGGGGCAGCAGAACAACAGGCCGGAGTGGATGCAACCGCCGAACCTTCCACCCTCGCTGCTCCAGTTCGTCCAGTTCTGGCGGGAGGAGATGGAGCGCATTGCAGGACTTTCGGCAACCAACAAGGGAGAAGTACCGAGTGGACGGGCCACCGACAAGCAGGTTCAGGCCGGGCAGGAGGCCGGGTTCATTCGTATTCGATCTGCCATACGGAACCTCGAACGGAGCCTACGTAAGGCCGGGGAGCTACTGGCCAATCTCATCATCATCAACTACGACGTTCCACGTTTCGTGGCCATTGTCGGCGACGAGGGAGAGATGTCTTCTATTCGACTGGCCGCTCAGCACTTCTACTCCCCCACTGTTGATTACAAGAACAAGGTCTCATTTGCTCCCCTGAGATTCACCATGCTGGTCAATGCCGGGTCGTCCAAGCCGACCAGCCGGGCAGCCAGAATCCAGGAGGCCAACACCCTGAAGCAGATGAACGTGGTCGACGACCAGTACGTTCTCCAGGCTTACCGGGTGTCCCACTGGAAGGCGGTACAGGCCCGCAAGCAGGCACAACAGCAGATGGAGATGCAACT